AGCATGGGCAATCTATATTCACACGCCATTCATTTAACCCAAATAGATGTTGGACACATCCTACAATCGACTGGGGTATTTATGATTTTGGCATTGATATAGAAGCGTTCAAGACAATTACGCATAATTTCTTAAGCTATTTCTCTGACTATCTGACAAGTGAAAAGATTATACTTGGACATGTGATGTACATGAAAGAACAGGTCGTAGCAGAAGTCATGAAAGGTAAACCGGTAAAGTTTATTGGCACTATGGAATTAGCTGAAGGCTCAGAACAGTATATGGTAGGAGTGCGGTATGAAACCGCATCTATTGCAGGATGCTCTGGATCTCCGTTGGTGCTTTATAATAGGCGCAGTGAACGTAAGATATTCGGTATACACAAAGGAATAGAGTCTGGAACAGGATTCGGCGGAGGAATCCCCATTCTTGAGTCAGAGTTGAGAGAGGCTATTGGGACTGTTGCGTCTCAGATCAAGCAAGTCTTTGGTTATGTAGATAAAGCCGCCGAGGTACCAGAAATGCCTGACACAGTGCGGTTAATAGATACCATTGATTTGACTAGGATCGAGATTGATGCGCTTTTTCCAGCTACTGGAGATCGTTGCTTAACGCCAATAGGGTTCTTGGCCTCTTCGGTGTCTCCGGGCTCCATAGAGAAGACTATGTATACCAAGTTACCGACGTTCGATAAGATACATCCACATACCACTCGACCAACACTATCGCGACAAGAAGTTGCACGGTTAGGAATACCTGATCCGTGCAAACAGCAGGTGGAAAAGTATGGACGCATGACCGTCCCCTTCGCCGCTGATATTGAAGAAGCAGTAGGCTGGAGAGTTCGTAGACTCTGGAATGAATCGCTAGATCGATACAAAGAGCGTGAACCGCAATTGCAAACTGAAGCTGAAATTATAACTGGCAATGTAAACACTGACTATATACGTCCGTTGAATAAAGACTCCTCTATGGGGTATCCCTTCTCTCGCCGTGCAAAACAAGCAGGTAAAAGAGATTTTATGGATTTCGAAAACGGAACTATTATAGATGGTGAATTCAGGACCACTGTTAATGAAGCAGAAGCGAAGCTTTTGAAAGGTGAACGCCCTATGTTCTTCTGGCAAGATTGTAAGAAAGACGCTCGTGTACCGACAGAAAAAGTGTTAAAAGGGAAACAACGCATGTTCGTTATATCACCATGCGCCCTTACATATATCTGTAAAAAGTACATGGGCGACTTTGTCGCCGCAACAATGGCAGCGCACAATGACAACTCATGTGCGGTGGGAATAAATCCGGAAGGACCTGAATGGGCCCATCTAAGAAACCGTTTATTTCCATTTGGAGGCCAACGCGTGCGAGAAGGAGACCAGAGTAATTATGACGGAGCTATCCTTAATCAGTGGGCTCGAGTATTGCTTTATACTATGCAGGACTTTTATAAGGACGAATTCTTTGACATGAGGGCTATTTTATTTTCCGAGTTGTTACAATCAGTCCATATCCTATTTAATTCATTAGTAGGAACTTGGATTGTTTACTCTAAACATCACGGTAATAATTCTGGGAGTTTATTGACCACCATCTTTAATTCCCAACCCAATGATTGTATGATGAGAGCGTGCTTTATGGAAATGTATCTGAATATTGCATTCGACGGACCACTATTACCAATGCTCGTCAACGGACAAAATCGACTGCTCAAGCCAGATAATTCTGATGAAGACCTATGGGATGAGTACGACACAAGAGGAACAAATGTTATGGATGTGTACGACGCGAATGTCACAGGAGTGTATTTCGGTGACGATGACATAGGCGAATCCTCTGAAGCTGTAGATTACTTTAATATGGTTAACATCGGTACAGTAATGACCGTACATGGTTTCCAGTATACTATGGCTACTAAAGGGGATGAGTTTGTACCATTCGTCAAGATGAATGAAGCACAATTCCTAAAACGAAAGTTCCGACAAGACCCAGAATATGCAGATATTTGCTGGGCTCCAGTTCAATTGGAACCAATTTTCGAACTTATGAACTGGACAAAAGAAGGCAGAGTACTCGAAGACTGCCTACAAACAAATTTCGA